ATAACGAAGCCTTTATTTTGGTTGAAATTAATTCCATCGGACTACAAGTGTCTGACATCATACATAATGACTTCGCATATGAAAATCTAATCAAGATTGAAATGAAGGGTAAGCAGGGTCAGCAACAGTCTCCTGGATTCAAAAAGAAGATTGCCTTTGGTCTAAAAACGTCTAAGCAGACCAAAATGATAGGTTGTACCAATCTTAAAACTCTAGTTGAGAGCGACAAACTTATCGTAAACGACGAACAGACTATCATGGAATTGACTACTTTTTCGGCCGACAAGCAGACTTTCAAGGCCGAAGAGGGCAATAACGACGATTTGGCTATGACGCTGGTTCATTTTGGCTGGCTGACAGGTCAAAGATACTTTAAGGAAAATATCCAGAACGATATCAGACAGACTTTGCAGAAAGAACTATTTGATGTAATGGATCAGGATATTGTACCATTTGGAATTATAGATAATGGTATAGACAATCCAAGCGAAAAAGACGCTTCGGGTGATCTTTGGATTGAAGATCGTGGTAGGACATATCCTTTTGACGATCTAAACTGGTCTAATAAGCTATAAATACTCGTTTTTCTAAATAATGTAAAGAATGAATTATAATTCTTGTAAAGGAGAAACAATATGCCATTTCAATTGTCACCAGGCGTAAATGTATCTGAAATTGACTTAACAACTATTGTCCCAGCCGTAGGCACAACCGAAGGTGCTTTCGTAGGTAACTTTATCTGGGGACCACTAGAAGAAATCCGCACAATTTCTTCAGAAGTTGAGTTGGTAGACACATTTGGTAAGCCAGATAACAATAACTTCACTGAATTTTTTACAGCAGCCAACTTCTTAGCTTATGCTCGTAACCTTAAGATTGTTCGTGCAGCAAGCACAGCAACAGCAAAGAATGCTTCTATTGGTAACGGTATTTTAATTAAAAATACCGATGATTACACAACTAACTATATTAATATGGAAGCAGCTAACTCTGCTGGTATGTTTGCAGCTAGATATGCTGGTGACATAGGAAACAGCTTAAAAGTTTCTATGTATGCAGACACAGCATATAAATCTCGCGCAAATTGGAATGTGTCTGCTTGGACGTATGCTGAACAGTTTGATAGTGCGCCAAATACTTCCACATATGCTGCCTCTGTTGGCGGTACAGGAGATGAACTTCACTTAATCGTTATCGATGAAGATGGTAAATTTACAGGTGTGGCAAATACAATTCTTGAAAAGTTTGCATTTGTATCAAAAGCATCAGATGCTATTACATCTGAAGGTTCTTCAAACTATTATGTTAATGTAATTAATGATCGTTCAAAATATGTTTATATAATTAATCACGCACAAGATCCTTCATCTAATGCGACAGATTCCGTAAACTGGGGAAGTTCTGCTGTAGGCACTACATTCTCACAAGGTGCATCTTCATACACCGTATCACTTTCTGGTGGTACAGTTGGTGCAGTTTCCGACTCTGATCGCATCACAGCTTATGATAAGTTCTCAAATGCAGAAGAAATTGATGTTTCTCTAATTGTTACTGGTGCAGCAAACCTAGCAGTTGTTCAACACTGCATTGACAACCTTGCAGAATATCGTAAGGACTGCGTTGTATTCTGCTCACCAACAAGAGCTAACGTTGTTTCAGTCGGTACATCCGAAGCTGCTAACAATGTCATTGCATACAGAACAGCAATGAACCGTTCAACATCTTATGCTGTAATGGATTCTTCTTGGAAGTATCAGTTCGACAAGTATAACAATGTATACCGTTGGGTACCATTGAACGGTGATATTGCTGGTCTTTGCGTAAGAACAGACTTTGAACGTGATCCATGGTACTCACCAGCAGGATTTAATCGTGGTCAACTTAAAAATATTGTTAAGTTGTCTTTCAATCCAGACAAGACAGACCGCGACGAACTATACAAGAACGGTATTAATCCTATCGTTACATTCCGTGGCGAAGGAACTGTTCTTTACGGCGACAAGACAATGTTGAGTAAACCATCAGCATTTGATCGTATCAACGTTCGCCGTCTCTTCATTGTTCTCGAAAAGGCAATTGCCCGTGCTGCTAAGTACAGCTTGTTTGAGTTCAACGATGAGTTTACACGCGCACAGTTTGTTGCTCTAATTGAACCATACCTACGCGATGTACAGGGTCGTCGTGGTATCTTTGACTTCCGTGTAGTTTGCGACGAAACAAACAATACTCCTGAAGTAATCGACCGTAACGAATTTGTTGGCGACATTTACATCAAGCCAGCTAGAAGCATCAACTTTATCCAGTTGAACTTTATAGCTGTAAGAACTGGTGTAGCCTTCGAAGAAGTTGTTGGCCGCTTCTAATCATTGATGCATAATAAATATTCAAAAGGAGTAAATTAAAATGGCTTCATTTAACGTACAAGAATTCAGATCACAGATGACAGGTGACGGCGCCCGCCCAAACCTGTTCAACTGCGAACTACCTTTTCTTGGCAATCTTCTCGGCACAGCAGGTATTAAGTATAACTTCATGTGTCGCGCCGCTCAGTTGCCTGGTTCCACTGTGAACCAGGTACCCGTAAATTATTTTGGTCGTGAACTAAAGTTTGCTGGTAATCGTACATTTACCGAATGGACAGTAACCATCATCAATGACGAAGACTTTGTAATTCGCAATGCCTTCGAACTTTGGATGAGCAGACTTAATTCACACGTTGCCAATCTTCGTTCTGCTAACTATGTAAGCCCATCACAGTATCAGCAAGATGGTCTAGTAACGCAGTTTGGTAAAGCAGATGAAATCCTAAAGGTATATAAGTTTGTTGGTATGTTCCCAATTGATGTTTCACCAATCGAACTAGATTGGGGTGCAAATGATACAATCGAAGAATATGCTGTAACATTTGCTTATCAGTGGTGGGAGTCTGATACAACAGATAGTAATCTATCTAATGGTTCTCCTGGCATTCAACCTCGCAGAAGCAATCCTGTAGGTTCTGCTTAATATATAAGAAGAGGGGAGAGTTTTTCTCTCCCCTTATCTTCATTGGAGGTAATTGGTGGTACAACTTTTTGGCTTTGAAATTTCACGTAAAAAAACGAAGCAAGACAATGCTTCTCCAGACGAAACTAATAAAACATTCGCATTACCGCAGAATGACGATGGTGCTGTAACCATTCAATCAGGTGCTTATTATGGCACCTATGTTGATTTGGACGGTGTAGTCAGAAACGAAATTGAGCTTATTACACGTTATCGTGAAATGTCAATGCAACCAGAATTGGAAACGGCCATTGATGAAATTGTCAATGAGGCCATTGTTAACACAGCTAAAGATAAAGCTGTGGAAATTAACATGGATGATTTGAAGCAGCCAGAATCGGTAAAGAAAAAGATTAGAGATGAGTTTGATACTGCTCTAAAGCTGTTAAACTTTGGTAATATGGGTCATGAAACATTCCGTCGTTGGTATGTTGACGGTCGCATGTTCTACCATGTTATCATAGATGAAAAGAGATCAGCCGAAGGCATTTTAGAACTCAGGTATATTGATCCTCGTCGTATTCGTAAGATCCGCGAAATTCAAAAGACAAAAGATCCTCGTACAACTATTGACGTTATTAGTAAGATTAATGAATACTATCTTTACAATGAACGTGGTATTATTGGCGCACATTCTAACTTGGGCGCAAAGATTGCCGTAGATGCAATCATTAATGTCAATTCAGGTCTAATGGATAGCAAGAGAGCGATGGTTCTCTCGTATCTGCATAAGGCCATCAAACCGCTAAACAACTTGAGAATGATTGAAGATGCGACAGTAATCTATCGTCTCTCTCGCGCGCCCGAGCGCCGCATTTTCTATATCGATGTTGGTAACATGCCAACAATCAAGGCTGAACAATATCTAAAAGATATCATGACCAAGTATCGTAACAAGTTAGTTTACGACAGCACGACTGGTGAAATCAAAGATGACCGTAAGCATCTTTCCATGCTAGAAGATTTCTGGCTTCCTCGTCGTGAAGGCGGTAAAGGCACAGAAATCACAACTCTTCCTGGCGGCCAGAATCTTGGCGAATTGGAAGATGTAAAGTATTTTGAACGCAAGTTGTACAAAGCACTTGGTGTTCCTATTGGTCGCTTAGAACAGCAACCAGGTGGCGGCATTCTAGGTCGCTCAACAGAAATTACTAGAGAAGAACTAAAGTTTTCAAAGTTCATTGACAGACTACGCAATAAGTTTGCTACGCTATTTGATGACATTCTTCGTGTTCAATTGGTACTCAAGAAAGTTTGTACCGAAGAAGAATGGAAAGAGTTCAAAGAAGATATCTACTATGACTTCAAGAAGGATAACAACTTTGATGAGTTGAAAGAATCGGAACTTCTTATGAACCGTATTGCCACTCTACAGGCAGTTGATCCATATGTTGGTCGTTATTATTCTATGCAGTGGGTTCGTAAGAATATTCTTATGTTGAATGATGAAGACATTGAAGAAATCAATACTCAGATTGAAGAAGAAAAAGCTGCGGCAACGCCTACAGACGAAAATGGAAATCCAATACCAACAGACGACCAAGGTAATCCATTGCAACCTGAAATGCCTGCTGCACCTACTCCAAATATTGTTCCGCCGACTCCACAAGAGGCAATGATGCAGCAATATATGGCACAGCAGGGTGTACCGCAAGAACAAATGCCAGTACAAGACGGCACAGGTAAAGATGAAATGGATCCACTAGATATGGGAATGGATGCCGACCGTGAGCGCAATCGTCGTAGATTTGTCAATGATACTTTGGAGCCAGCCCGTTGAAGAGATTTAACGAATACTTAGAAGAAAGTTTAGCCGCAGAGGTTAAATCAGAACCTAAGACAGCCGCTTCAATGGAAGCCAGAAAACTTGGCTTGACTTATATGGGATTTGGTCGTTATGCAAATAGCAAGGGAGAAGTTGCTTACGTTGTAGATAATGACAGACTAGTTCCTTATAAAAGTCGTATAGAAGTTCAAGCCTCGTATTCCAAATCTCTATCACCTTCTCAGGGATTTGCAACTTTTGGCGCGCCGAAGAAAAAAGACGAAACTAGTTTTTACGCTAAGACTTTAAATGGTCGTGAAAAGGAAGACAAGAAGATTACTTCTACCAAAGAAAAAGAAGCGTTAAAAGTAAATAAAGAACTTTACAACTTTTACAACGCTGGAATGTTTGATGACAATGAACTGAGTGCTATAGGTTATTATACTGCTGACGGGTATGAATACATCAACAGATTTTTGTATATGGGTCACGAACCAGATATGTCAGATGATGAAGCGAGTCAATTGGAAAACTATGTAGATAACATAGACTCAGCCTTTGAGAACACAGAAGCACCATTTGACTATACGGTTTACACAGGTCTGAGCGAAAGATATAGGCCAGAGAAAATAAAACCTGGCTCAGATTATATCTTTAGAGGATATATTTCTACATCTCTAAGTTATGATGTTGCTATAAGCAGTTTTACAGAAGGTAATGATGCACCTGTAGTATTGCAGATAGAGGTTAAAAAGGGACAGAGATCAATTTATACCGATGCAATTTCATCAAATCCTGGTGAATTAGAAACATTATTACCAAGAGGTTCAAGAGTAAAAGTTATTTCAGGACCCCATCAATTAGATGTCACTGTTGTTAGCAATAAAGTCTATGGAATAATCAATTTATTCCACTGCGAGTTAATAGAAGAATAAATATAAGAACTGGTTAGGAGTCAAACAAAATGTCAGTAAACAAAGCATTAGATAGTGTTCTAGCAAATAACCTAGACGAAATGCGTAATCATTTTTCCAACGCTCTTTCTACAAAGGCTGTAGAGAAGTTGGAAGAACGCAAGTCTGTTATTGCTCAGAACTACTTTGGTAAGACAAAGGAATAATACATCATGAAAAGCATCAAAGACCTAAGAGAACAATACAATCTCATTACGGAAAAAGAAGAAGCGGAAACTAAAAAGTTAGCCGCTCTTGTTCGTGCTGGTCTGTTTGATGCTAAGAAATTAACTTCACTAAAACGCGCTCTTGATAAGCCAGTCGATAAGATGACTGCACAGGAAAAGCGTATGCTTCTCAACTTGCTTGATGCTCTTATGTCTGAGGTTCTTTCTAATCAACCTGTTTATCAGAAAGTTAAGCAGAATGTGATGAAGGAATCTGTTGTAGTTGACACAAAAGATTATCTCACAAAGATGGATCCTAGAGTCAAGAGATATGGTTACTCTCAAAAAGAAACACCATCTGTTCTTCTATTGAAGCGTAAGGCTATTCGTGTATTTCCTGATGGTCAAAAAGTTGCATTGTATTATGCACAGGCTATCGACAAGTATGTTTCTATTCCATTCAGCGAGATTGGAATTAATGAAACTTGGTTAGGCGATATCGTTAGAGGTGTTGTGAGAAACGTTGTTGGTGGTAATGATTCTAATTCATCTGCTAAGAAAGATGAAGATGAAATTTCAAAAGAGTTGAAGCCACTGGAAAGAGAAAAAGCCAAGTTAAACGTTTCTTCGGATCTTAAAGATAAGCCATACACAACTGGCGTCGAAGCAAGAAGACAGAAGTATGAACGCGATGCAAACATGGCTATGGCCAAAGGTGTGAGAGAAAGCTTTAGAAGCAATCTTCAAACTTTGAATGAAGATGATATTGATTCTTGGGAAAGTAGAGTGTTTGGTATTACAGGACACCAGTTTACTCCATATGGAGGTGGTGCTTTTGGTGGCGCAGTTAGAGTAAAACCTTTAGGTGGAAGCGCAGCTACAGCAACAAAAATTAAACCATCTGGTCCACCAAAAAGATTTGTTCCAAAAAGAAAAGATCCTGCGGAAACTCCAGATAGACGAAGAAGAGATGATGGTCCTTCTCCAAGAGGTCCAGGCAGATACGAACCATCTCCAAGAAAGCCTTCTGGTCCGCCAACAAGAAAGCCAGTTGAGCAACCAAAACCTCAGAAGCCAGTAGAACAACCAAAACCTGTTGAACAGCCAAAACCATCTCGTTTTAATCCTCCAGAAGTTAAACCTGATGTTAAACAACCTTTAAAACCAACTACACCGGCAAATGTGCCTGAAATAAAGCCCGATAAAAAAACTTCTCCTAATAGAGAAGCGCCTGCATATAAACCAAAACCAGCTGCCAGACCTGAGTTTCCTGGAAAGTTGCCTGCTGCAAAACCAGGTAATAAACCAGATGTTGCTCCAACTCAAGAACCATCTTCACAACCTTCTCCTTTAAAGAAACCTGAAAATCAACCTTGGAAAGATGCTGAAAAGTGGGCAAAGACACAAGATCAACCAGCAAATAAACCTGCTAAGAATGAAAAAGATGCAAAAAAGCGTGAATCAAAAGATACAAAGCCGCCAAAACCACCAAGAAAGCCGTTTAAGTTGCCAGCGTTAGCTGTTGATGTAGGTGCTAAAGAATTAACATCTTTGACGCCAGGTCTAAAGCTGGCTATATCTGGTCCGAAAAGAGAAGGTGATGCAGATGCAATACGTTCTAGATTGGCTTCTTATGAACGTAGAGCATGGCAAGCCCAGGCTGCTATGACAGAATCCGTTGAGATTAATCTGAATGGAAACCGATTTGTGCTAAATAATGAAGAAGCAAATAAAGTTATTTCGCTCTATGAGTCCCTTAATACCAAGAACAAGCAAAAGATGATTAAGATGATGAATGAGAGCGAAGAACAGTTAAACAAGATAGTATCATTCGCAGTAAGGCAGTAGTATGGCAAACGTATTAAAAGGTCAAAGAATTATTGATGGAAATAAAAGGTCACTAATCAAGTATGTGTTCCTTTCTGATGGCACCGCTGTGGCCAATTCTACTCTCGTAGATGTATCTTCACTTGCATTTGCGTTGAATACGAATGGTTACATCATGTCATCCAATGTCGATCCAAAGTCAAGCTACAGAACAACAATCAAGCGCATCTTTGGTAATGCAAAGGTCAACAGTTATATCACTATACAGTGGGCAGGCACATCAAATGCTGAAATCGTAACCATTGGTTCAGGTTCATTTGATTATGACTTCCAAAGCATGGGTGATGGTGCAATCATTCCTATGGAAAGCGATGCAACAACTGGCGACATTCTATTGTCAATCAATAACAATAAGAACAATGATGCCTTTACATTGTTCATCGATCTAAGAAAGAACAACGAAGACTTTGATGCTGGTCAGACCGCAGATCCATATGCATTCAATAAGAAGGGTCCGTTTCCATGATTAAGTTAGTCAATTCAATTGTAAATAGAGATTTCGTTTCTGCTGATTCTATTCTTGAAGAAACAGTTGAATTGATTATGGCTAAAAAGTTGGAAGAAGCCAAGAAGATGACTGCCGCTAAGATGACCGAGCAAGGTCTAGATAAGCCATCTTGGAATTTACAGCAAAGAGGTCTAGTCGAAGATGATGTAGAAAGCGGCGAAGAAAGTTCTATGGCTCGTTCGGAATTGAATGCCATTACAAAAGATGCTAAAAACATCATATCAAAAATTAAAGGCAACAAAGAACTAGAAGCCTGGACTCAATCAAAGATTACAAAAGCCGCAGACTATCTAAACTCTGTTGCTGATTATATGAGCGAAGAAGAAAAAGAAAAACTAGACGAAGCCCGTATCAAGATTATCAAGGCTCGTATTCGTGGCGGCAAAATCCAGCGCCGCAAGAAAGTATCTAATGTTGCTGGCATGACTTTGCGTGGTGGTAAGTTACAGCGTATGTCTCCTGCTGAACGCCGTCGTAGAAAGATGGGTGCCAGAAGAGCAAAGATTAAGCGTAAGTCTAAAATGAACCGCGCATTGATGAAGCGCCAGAGATCACTAAGAAAGAGGAAGGCTTTAGGGCTATGAAACTCATTAAAGAAGAAGTAAGTCACGTTAATTTTTTAACGGAAATGAACGAAAAGACTGGTCAGAAAGAGATGTTCATCGAAGGCATCTTCATGCAAGCCGAAACAAAGAATCGCAACGGTCGTGTATATCCATTTGACGTTCTAAACAAGGAAGTAGAGCGTTATAATAGAGAATATGTAAACAAGAACCGTGCGTTTGGTGAGTTAGGTCATCCTGATTCTCCAACTATTAATTTGGATCGTGTATCACACATGATTACCAAGCTCTATCCAGATGGCAATAATATCATGGGTAAAGCAAAGATTATGGATACTCCTAACGGAAAGATTGTGAAGAGTTTACTAGACGGCGGTGCTAGTTTGGGTGTGTCAACCAGAGGCGTAGGGTCTCTAAAGCCACACAACGGATATCAACTTGTTCAGGACGATTTTCATTTGGCTACAGCGGCCGATATCGTTGCTGATCCATCTGCTCCAAATGCTTTTGTACAAGGCATTATGGAAAACGCAGAGTGGGTTCTAACGGACACAGGTTGGAAAGAAGTGCAATTTGAGATGGCTAAAAAGCAAATCAAAGAAGCATCTAAAAATGAAATTGAGGCAGTAGCACTACGTCTCTTTGAAAACTTTATCTCTAAACTTTAAAGAATTATAAATAATACGAAAAAGGAGTATTCTCATATGGGTAAGTCATTAACAGAAGTGGCAAAGTCAATCTTGATGAACGAATCTAATGATTCGGCACCAGATCGTGATGCCAAGTCTTCAAATCCAAACAAGGCCACTCTAAAGCCAGGTGGCGGCGCAAAGGGCGGCGTTGAGCCAAGTCCAATGAGCAATGACGCTACAATGGTTGCAGATGCACCAAAGAAGCCAGGCGAAGGCGATAATGTCGGCGCCAAGGCTGCTACAATGAAGCAGGACACATCTCAGGCTTCACCTTCACGTAAGGGCGCAGTTCCAGCTATGCCCGCTCAGAAGGAAGTAATGGAAGAAGACCTAGAACTAGAAGATGAAGTTCTAGAGGAAGCCAAGCACGAAGAAAAGGAAGACGAAAAAGAAGAGAAAGAAGAAATGGATGAAAACGTCGAAATGACGGAAGAACTCCAAGCCTTCATCGACCAGATGATTGAAGAAGGCGCTTCCGAAGAAGAGATCGTTGCTGCAATCGAAGAAAACTTTGAATTTGTTTCAGAAGAAGCAGAAGAAGTTCCTTACTATGACTACGAAGTAGACATGAACGAACACGTAGAGGCTCTATTTGCTGGCGAAGACCTATCAGAGGAATTTAAGCAAAAGGCCGTAACAATTTTCGAGGCTGCTGTTAAAGCTAAGATGCAGTCTGAAATTGCTCGTCTAGAAGAAGCATATGCTGCTACTCTAGAAGAGGAAGTAAATACAATTAAGGAAGAGTTGTCATCTAATGTTGATGACTATCTAAACTATGTGGTTGAGCAGTGGGTGTCTGACAACGAAGTGGCTATCGAAGCCGGTCTTCGTACAGAACTAACAGAAGACTTCATTTCTGGCCTACGTCAGCTATTTGCTGAGAACTACATTGATATTCCAGAAGACAAGATTTCAGTTGTTGAAGAACTTGGTAACAAGGTTGAAGAACTTGAGTCCAAGCTAAATGAAGAAATTGAACGTAATGTTGAATTGACAAAGGTTCTATCTGAGAGTTATAAGAACGAAGTTATGCACGCCATGACTGAAGGTCTAACAACAACTCAGGCTGAGAAGCTAAAGCAGCTTTCAGAGAACGTTGAATTTGTAGATGCTTCTTCATATGCAAAGAAGATTCAGACATTGCGCGAAAGCTATTTCCCAACATCAGTAAATGCTCAGACCGAACTTGATACAATTGTACCAGGTACAGAAGGTCAGACAATGATTTCTGAGGAAAATACACCAATGAACAAGTACGTTCGCGCACTTGGTAAATCACTTCCTAAGTAATGGAAAACAATAAATAATACTAAGATATCTCAAAAGGAGAAATTAAATGTATCTTACAGAACAATTAGAACAGAAGTGGTCTCCAGTATTGGACCACGAAGGTGCAGGAAAGATTAAGGACTCTTACCGTCGTGCTGTTACAGCCATCATTCTTGAGAACCAGGAAAAGGCTATGGCAGAAGAAGGCCGTCAGCTTAACGAATCCGCTCCAACAAACGCAACTGGTACATATGTTCAGAACTATGACCCAATTCTTATTTCTTTGGTTCGTCGTTCTCTACCAAAGTTGATTGCTTATGACGTTTGCGGCGTTCAGCCAATGACAGGTCCAACAGGACTTATCTTCGCTATGCGTTCAAAGTATGACAATCAGAACGGTACAGAAGCTTTCTTCAACGAAGCTAATACTCGCTTCTCATCTTCTAACAAGGCTGGCGACACTGTTGGTGGTTCACTACAGACAGGTACAAACCCAGTTTCAAACGTTCTAGACTCTTCACTATTTACAACTGCTAACGGTATGTCAACTGCTAGAGCAGAAGCCCTTGGTGACTCAGGTTCAAACCTATTCGCTGAAATGGCTTTCTCAATTGAGAAGGTAACTGTAACAGCCCGCTCACGCGCTCTAAAGGCTGAGTACACAATGGAATTGGCTCAGGATCTTAAGGCTGTTCACGGTCTTGACGCTGAGACAGAACTTGCAAACATTCTGTCTACAGAAATCCTAGCTGAAATCAACCGTGAAGTCATTCGTACAATCTACGAACAGGCTGTAGTTGGTGCTGCTTACGGTACAACAACTTCTGGTACATTCGATCTTGACACAGACTCAAACGGCCGTTGGTCAGTTGAAAAGTTCAAGGGTCTTGTATTCCAGATTGAGCGTGAATGCAACGCAATTGCTAAGGCAACTCGTCGTGGTAAGGGTAATACCCTAATCCTATCTTCTGACGTTGCTTCTGCTCTTGCAATGGCTGGCGTTCTTGACTACACACCTGCTCTACAGGCTAACCTAGAAGTTGACGATACAGGCAACACATTCGCTGGTGTTATGCACGGCCGTGTGAAGGTCTATATCGACCCATACTTCGGCGGTTCTTCAAATGGCGACGAACTAGTTCTAGTTGGTTATAAGGGTACTTCTCCTTATGACGCAGGCTTGTTCTACTGCCCATACGTTCCTCTCCAGATGGTTCGCGCTATCGGTCAGGATACATTCCAGCCAAAGATCGGCTTCAAGACACGTTACGGCATGGTAGCAAACCCATTCGCTCAGGGTACAACTGCTGGTCTTGGCGTTCTTACAGCCCGTACAAACAACTACTATCGTATCTTCCGCGTTCGCAACCTTATGTAATCATAAGATTGTCGGGGCAAGACAGAGATTGGGGCAGCAGAAATGCTGCCCTTTTCTTTTATAAATAGTACAGAGGTACTTCAATGTCAACAGAATCATTTCTAACTACTATACCAGACAATACTAGTTTTCTACAGACAACTAGATATACATTTGTCATTCCCAATCTTCCCTTTGCAAAATATTTTTGCCAGAGTATTAATCTTCCTGGAGTCTCATCTAGTGAAATTGAAGTACCTACTCCTTTCTCAAATACTTTCCGTCATCCAACAAAGATGTCTTTTGAACCATTTACAATTTCATTCTTGATTGACGAAGACTTGAGAGTTTGGGAAGAAACATACAAGTGGATTGTTTCACTCACAAGACCCGAAAGTGCTAAACAATACATCAAATACAATGATAGAGACGCATCTCCATATCAAGACGGAATGTTGACTGTGAATACCAATGCCAATATTCCTAACATTCGTATCAAGTTCAAAAACGTTTTTCCTGTCAGTCTTGGCGGCATTCAGTTCGGTACAACAAATTCAGCCGATACGACTCCTACAGCCGATCTAACATTCAGATACGATATCTTCAATTTTGAAAGATTGTAGTTGACTTTTACCTAAAAACGTAGTATAGTAATATACATTTTTTGTGATGGAGAAACTATGAAACCGCCAGTGAGTATTGACGTTCTAATGGAAGAGTGGGTAAAAGATGCAGGCTATGATGAGACTGAACCTCAGAAAGCAATGGCTAACATACCAAAACTTCATGCGAAGTATTTGCGTATCATGACACATCACAATCTCCTTGTCAAGAAGTTCTTAGCAGAATATAACTCACGGCGTAAGATAAAGTGGGAATACTATTCTGGTGATTTGAATAATCCAGAAGATTTAGAGAAGTACGGACTAGAACCAATGATGAAGAAGGTGCTTCGCGCAGATTTGCAGCATTATCTTGATTCTGATACTGAACTAAATAACATACTACTAAAGAAAGTTATGCATGAAGAAATTGTTGAGTTCTGCAAAAACGTTCTGAAAGAATTGAACAATAGAACTTGGCAATTGAAGGAGTACATGGCGTGGGAAAGGTTCATTGGTGGAAGTTGATTTGTTTATAGAGGATCTTCGTAACTGGATGGCAACTCATCCTATTACCGAAGACGATCTAATGACTGCATCTAACAAGGATCATAAGACGGGCAATAAGAACCCGTTCTATGGTTTGAAGCACACCGAGGAATGGAAACAAGCCGCGCGTGAGAGAATGATGGGAAACAAGCGAACCGCTGGCTATACATATAAGCGTGAGCATGTTGAACAGAGGGCAGCATCTAGAAGCAGACCTGTTACCATTCGTGGTGTGACTTACAGTTCAGGTCGTGCGGCAGCGAAAGCACTGGGTGTCAGTCCTTCTACCATTGTGCAATGGAAAAAGAATGGATAATAGAGTTGAAATACTCAATGTGAATGAAGCTTACGTGACTATTTTATGTGATGATGATATATCATATGAACTTAGAGAAGCTTTCACATTTACGGTACCAGGACACCAGTTTACGCCTCAATATAAGGCTAGATTATGGGATGGCCGCATAAGATTGTTTGATGTAAGAAACAAACAACTATATCGCGGACTTGTACCTTATGTTGCTAAGTTTTGTGAAGAACGAAACTACGAATGGGAATATGAAAACGAAAGTTATGATGAGGAATTTTCTTTAGCAGAGGCTAACGAATTTGTAGATAAAATAAGGCCGAAACATGCTCCAAGAGATTATCAGTTGGATGCATTCGTTCATGCTATTCGTACACGAAGGACTTTACTACTTAGCCCCACTGCAAGTGGTAAGTCTCTTATTATTTATCTTTTGGCTCGTTTTCTATCACATAGAGGATTGAAAAAAGGCTTGATAGTCGTTCCGACGATATCACTAGTAGAACAACTAACGTCGGACTTCAAAGATTATAGTGCTACGAATGATTGGAATGTTGATGATAACATACACAAAATCTATCAGGGTCAGGAAAAAGATACAAACAAGTTCCTGACAATTTCAACTTGGCAATCTATTTACCAGATGCCCAAGAAGTGGTTCGCACAATTTGATTTTGTTATCGGCGATGAAGCACATCAGTTCAAGGCCAAGTCTCTTACAGATATTATGACAGGACTAACAAATGCAAAATACAGAATTGGCACTACAGGAACTCTTGATGGAACAAAAACACACAGACTTGTTCTTGAAGGACTATTCGGATCAGTTCGCAAGGTCATTACTACCAAAGAACTCATGGACGCTAAACACTTGGCTGAGTTCCAAATCAAGTGCCTTCTTCTTCGACATAGTGAGTCTATCTGTCAGGCTGCGAAAGGATTTACTTATCAGCAGGAAATTGAATACTTGGTCCTTAACGATGGACGGAACAAGTTCATATCTAACCTCGCGGTTTCCTTATCTGGTAACACACTCGTCCTCTACCAGTACGTTGACAAGCATGGACGGATACTCCACGATCAAATTAATAAGAGAGTTGGAGCTGACAGAAAGGTATTTTTCGTAAGTGGAGATACAGACGTTGAAATCAGAGAAGAAATCAGACACATTGTTGAAAAAGAAACTAATGCGATTATTGTTGCTAGTTTTGGCACTTTCAGCACTGGCATCAATATTAGAAACCTGCATAACATTATATTTGCTTCTCCGTCTAAGTCTCGGATAAGAAATCTACAGTCCATTGGACGTGGATTACGTACTAGTGAAACGAAAGATTCCGCTCAGTTATTTGATATCGCAGATGACATGAGATATAAGAAACATGAGAATTACACTCTAAAACATTTTGCAGAAAGAATAAAGTTATATACCGAAGAAAAGTTCTCTTTCAAGGTATATAAGATTGAATTGAAAGGATAAGTCATGGCTCAAGAAGTATATCATATAAGACTGAACTCGGGCGAGGACTTGATATCAGAAGTAGCATGGCCTAAACCTAAAGAAGGACATGAAACTCATATTGTTCTAAAGAACCCGATGAAGATTGTATGTATACCTTCCAGTAAACCAGGATTCGTTTCTTTATCTTTGATGCAATGGGTATTTGCTAAGATTTCTTCTGAGCAGGAATTTAATATCTACAGCAGAGACATTCTTACCATGTCTAAACCAAATGAAAGTCTAAAAGACTATTACTTTGACACGGTAAAACATTTCTCTAGTCAGTTCAAATCCAATTCGATATATGAGGAAGATACAACTACAGAGGAATTTCTTGAAGAACTGGAAAGAGAAATAGATGCTGTAGTCAAGTCTGATAAGGTAGTAGAAGAAAGCAACGAAGATATGGACAATCTGAGAGATGTGGTAAATGAATTTCTTAGGTCTCTATCTTCCAACAACAGAGGAACATTACACTAATGGCAAATGAAATAGTTGTAGAATTAGATGAAACTAATGACTTTGGATTTAGTTTTCATGATGAGGAAGAGATTGTTACATCTTCTGGTGTAACAGATGAGGTAGACTTATTGAAGAATAGACTGAGGCTTTTAAGGAAGACTTATTTGCCTTTGCTTCAACATCTAGCAAAAGATCCTGATAAGCCTATGATTAAGTGGCCTAACAGGAAAGAGATACTTGATAAGCAAATCAAGAAGATGATTGAACTAACAGAAGTATAATTAAAGTTATTCATATCATCGATGGCATAGCCAATATACACATCTGTCAACCCTTTGTCAAGAGAAAAGTGCATGAGCAAACAAAATAAAGTACATTATGTAGACAATCAAAAGTTCTATCAGGAAATATTAGAACACAAAAGAAAAGTAGCAGAGGCCAGAGAAAAAGGTCTTGAAGAACCAAGGCTCTCTAACTATATTGGTGAGTGTATATGGAAGATTGCAAACAAACTATCTTGTAAGCCTTGTTTCCTAAACTACTCTTATAGAGATGAAATGATTTCCGATGCAATAGAGAACTGCATATTGTATTTCAACGATTATGATCCAAACAGAGGATCCAATCCGTTCGCATACTTTACTCAGGTAATATACTTTGCATTCCTGAGACGAATAAACAAAGAAGAAAAGAATAGGTATATCATATACAAGAATTTCCAAGAGACGGTCATAAACAATGGACATGCAGCACATCTGGTAGATGGTGATGATAATCACTTGCTTTCTGTCAACTTATATGATAATATAAACGACTTCATGGAAAGATTTGAGAAGAAAGAAGCAGTAAAGAAAGAGAAACGAAAGATTGCCAAAGAAGGTTTAATCAAGTTTTACGAGGAAGAAAATGAACAACGAAGTACCGTTTCAAATTGAGCATCTGATTACCAATCTGTTAAATCAGAAAGAGAATGTCTATATCAGACAGAACTATCGTGCAAGACTGGAATCAATCAGAGATGCTATTGACAAGTCTCTCAGAAAGTACGATAATGAACTTTACACATCTAACAATCGGAAGAAAAGAGCGTAATGTCTAAAGTTCTTATATTGACGGACACTCACTGGGGCGTCAGAAATGACTCCCCAGTTTTTCTAGATTATTTCAAGAGGAGCGTAGATGAGTTTCTTATCCCATTCATCAAAGCCAATGATGTGCGCCATATTATACATCTTGGCGATCTCGTTGATCGTCGGAAATATATTAATGTACTCACCCACTCTCGGCTTAGAGCAGATTTTCTGGAGCCAGTTAGTGCTTTGTGTTCTTTACATATTATTGCTGGTAATCACGACGAATACTTCAAAGACACCTACACAGTAAATGCTCTAGATGAGTTCGTCGGCAATAGATATCCAAACATCAAGACATACTCTACTCCTACCACGATTGAGATTTATGGTACTGAGTTCTTTCTTTTGCCGTGGATTACCAAAGCAAATGAAAAGCAGAGTTATGAAGCAATAGAGAACACTAAGTCTGCTATTTGTTGCGGTCATCTAGAACTAGATGGCTTTGAAATGCAGAAAGGATTGTTGTCTGACCATGGATGGAATCATCAAGTTTTTAAGCGATTTGATAGTGTGTTTACTGGCCATTATCACCACCGTAGCAGTCGGGATAATGTTCATTACATCGGTGCTTTGTGTGAGCATATATGGTCTGATTATAATGATCCTCGCGGCTTCATTACGTTTGATACACAAACCCGTGCTGTTGAGTTTCATCGTAATCCTTTCCGCATCTTCCATATGGTGGCTTATGATGATGTAAAGAATCCAGATATTCTTGAGAAGATTAATGCTACAGACTATTCCAAGTATAAAGATTGCTATGTCAAGGTTGTTTGTGTAAACAAAACCAATCCATATGCGTTTGATGTGCTGCTGGACAAGTTGTACAAAGAACAAGCGGCTGACATTTCCATTGTTGAAGATATCAACTCATTCACAGATAATAACTCGGAAGATTTGGTAGATGAGGCACAAGACACACTTACCATTCTTGACAACTATATAAGCGGTTTAACGCTTCCTATTGAATCGGACAAAATGAAACACTATATGAGAGAAATATATTCTGAGGCGCTATCTTTGGAAAATATAGAATAACTAAATAGATGTGGATCGCCAAGCTACCAACTTGCACCCACTCTAACGCTATAAGGGAGCGCCAGCATGTCTATTTATCACAAGCACCACATTATTCCAAAACATATGGGAGGAACAGATGATCCTTCTAATCTTGTAGAAGTTACCGTAAAGCAACATGCTTTACTACACAAACAACTATGGGAAGATTTAGGTTATTGGCAAGATTATGCTGCTTGGCAAGGACTTTCTAATATGATGGGCAGAGAAGAAATAATACGATTTTTAACAACAGGCGAAAGACATCATCAATATGGTAAACCAAGACCTGATGAAGTGAAAGCGAAGATAAGTTCCAGAAGAAGAGGACAATCTCTTGCTTCTTGGACAGAAGAAAGACGAAAGAAAACTGTTGCTTCCTTGAAAGGAAAAAGACCTTGCAAAGCTACAATGGAAGCAGCTAGAAAAGCAGCTATCGGTTCTAAAAGAACGGAAGAAACAAAACAAAAAATGAGAGAAGCACAAAAAAATCGTAGACTTCGTGAAAAAGGTGTGATATAATGACCGAGATAGATAAAGACTGGTCAAAGAAGTGTTCCGTTGTGTTACAGAATGAAGTATTACCTAGAGCAAAGAAACTTGGAATAACTCTTGATGAGTTTGCTGATGCCAGTGCGCTTAGTGTTTTAGCTAGACTTGAGTATGAAGGTATTATAACTAGAAGAACACTTAGAGAAATTCTTGATGAAAGAGTGAAGATTATACAGAATGATAAACTTCGAACTGATTAGATGGAAAAATCTGCTGTCAACTGGTAATGCTTGGACAGAGATTGAACTAAACGCAAATAAGACAAACTTGATAGTAGGCGCAAACGGACATGGTAAGTCAACCATTCTTGATGCGCTCACTTTTGTTTTGTTTGGTAAGCCATTCCGCAAGATCAATAAGCCCATGCTTGTCAATAGCGTGAATGGTAAAGATTGTTTGGTTGAAATTATATTCAAGGCATATGGCAAAGATTACAAGATTGTTCGTGGTATTAAGCCAAACATCTTTGAGATTTGGGTAGATGGTACTCTACTCAATCAGGACTCAGCATCAAGAGACTATCAGGAATATCTTGAAAAGTTTATTCTCAAGATGAATATGAAATCTTTCTGTCAGATTGTCATTCTTGGTTCAGCATCATTCACTCCGTTCATGCAGTTGACTCCTGCTGACCGTCGAACAATTATTGAAGACTTGCTTGATATCCAAATCTTCTCCGTGATGAACTTGCTGGTAAAGCAACGCGCTCAAGAGAATAAAGAAAAGTTGGAAAACACGCGAGTTGTCATGCGCTCGACAACCGAGAAGAAAGATTATATTGAGAAGACATTGGTCAGTTTGAGACAGACTAACGATGATAGACTGGCTGAACTTGAAAAGCAGTATCAAGACCTTGCACAACAAAAGAAAGATATAATTTCTGATGTTGA